TCTTCTTCCCTTTTCTTGCGATCAACGCCATCGTGGGTGTCAACGTCAATTAGGACGGGTACATAGTCCCATGTGGCATCGTCCCACGTTCCGGTGTCCCAATACCCGTTCATGCAAGCTCAACCCCAGCGGCTCTCCCGTCTGCGCCACGGATAATCTTCTTAGGCGCTGCTATAACAGTCATCACGCCATTGATTTTATCCATTGCGGTGTTGTGCATATTGCTCATGTTGTCGTGCATCTGAACCATACGGTTCATGGCTTGCGTCACATTGTCACCCAGTTCGGCAGCAATCTTAGTGCTTGCAGCCTCTTGCGCCTCAAGTAATGGCAAGTCTAAGCCTGGGTTTGCCCCAATCCTAGCCACCATAATCTTGGTTGCAGACTCTAGCTCTGTTTTCCACTTTTCCAATTCTTCGGCAGCTTGCAATTTGGCTTGTTCCATTGCCTGCATATACTGTTGTTTTTGCGCCTCAAGTTGCATTTCGGCTTGCAGTTTCATTTGTGCCATCTGCACATCAGCCTGCGCCTTGGCTTGTGCCACCTGAATATCGGCTTGCGCCCTCAGTTGTTCAGCTTGCGCTGTGGCCTGCATCTTCATCTGCTCGTTTTGGGCTTGAGCTTGCATCTTCATCTGCTCAAACTGCTGCTCTGCCTGCATTTTCATTACTTCAGGGTTTGGCGGTGGTGGCTGCTGCGCCATCATTTGCTGTTTTTCCTGTAATTGCTGCATAGCTTGGTCAATCATACCCTCAATCGGTGCGGCTTTCTTGTATGCGCTAACGCCGAACTTAACCAATTCGATCAACATAGGTACTAACTCTGGCGCTCGTTCACCCATTGGCAACGCTTGCGTCAAGAACCCACCCATCGCTTGCAAGAACTCAACACGCTCACGTTTGTTTTGATTCTCGTCAATCTGCACCAGGCTGTCTGAATCCACTTGGATGCGGAACGAGCGTAATGGCTTGTCTTGGATTAACTGCAAGGCTTGTGGAATAAGCGCCTGATCTGCCGGCTGCATACCTTGTGCGGCAGCGTACATAAGAATCGTTGTGGGCTGGAACTTAGTGCAAATAACTTGGGCTTTTAACTGGAATAGCTCACTCGCAAACAAGGCAACATCTTCTTGCATCGAGCGCAAGCGCAGTCCTGCATACTGACCCTTAATCTGTTGTGCCGTTGCGGTTTCAGAGGCTTGTCCCTGTCCCCGAATAATGTCACTAATACCTGTAATTTCATAGATTTGGGTTTTGATTTCATTCATTGCTCGATAGCATTGCATGAGCGTTGCCGCCATCACATCAATTGGCAACAAGTCAATCGACCCTTTCAATCCACCTTTTTCTGAGAAAGCCATCCATTTATCAACTGGGATCAATGTGTTGTTATCGCCCTCAGTCAAAAGACGCTGCAATGTAGGTTGTGATGCGTCATAGACCCCACGCACACGCAATGCCTTAACTAGCCCGTCAATGCGGTCAGTCAAAATATCTAGGTCTGTGGCTTGGTCTTGATACAGCACAAAGTCTGGCACAGGCACAAGCGTGTCGCTCGTCATCGTGGCGTACAAAGGCTTGGCACACGGAAAGAAGTTCTCAAGCTCTAGCGGATCGTCACGCTCGTCAAGAATGTTTGGGCAGCTCTTGCTAATCCAATACACTTTGCCGCTTTCTTTATCCCACAGTTCGCAAATCTTAGCCCGTGTGAAGTCCTTGGATTGTGTCGAATACTGCTTGTTGGTTTCAGGCCCTGCATCCAACGGAATAGATTTAGCCGTTTCCTCGCCAAAGCGTTCGATCAGGCTGTCTTTGGTCATGTACACCCAGCGCCAGACTTGAGTGACTTCCTCCCATGTCCGGGCAACAGAATGTCCAAAGTCTTTCCAATGAACGTAATCGGTAGGCGCACACTCGTACTCAATTTCCTCTTGTGGCTCGACTTCCTCACCCATAGCGCCATCAAGCGTCATCGCAGTTTTGACTTGCTGACCTGTGCTATCAACCTCGTCCACATCTTCGGTCACTTGCAGCCCATCTTCGGGAATGTCTTGCGCCCGGACGTGCGGCTCGTAGCGAACCCATGCCACGCCTCGACCACCCAAGAACCTGTCCTCGACTGCGTGTTTCATGGTCGATCTGAAATCGGTGTAATGCTCGATCTCAAAGTCCAATGCACGTTCAATCAACTGGCTTGCAACACGGGCAACTGGGTCGTTATCCCCAAAGCGTCGAGATACGTCAGCCTTTGGTAGCCTGGCATACACCGCAGGAATTAGCGTCTGTACGTTAGACCACAGAATGTTGAATTTAGCGGTTTCGTTTGTGTTTTGATTGCGGTTGTCATCACGGTAACGCTTAACAATCTTAGTGGTGCGACCTTCCCACTTTTTGAATTCATTGTCATATTGGCTAATCGTATTTAGCCATTTTTGAACGCCAGTCAATGCTTCCATCTTAGTATCTCGCAAAAATTACGTCACGGTTTACCCGCCCGACAATCTCGTAGCCCCAATCTTGGAGTAAGTTGATTGTGTCCTCGTCGGTGTATCCATAACGACTGCCCAAGCCTTTAAGCTCAAGAGTGATAACCGGATACGTCTTTTTAATGGTTTTCTCAGCCCCAAGCAAAGCTAAATGCTCGTAGCCTTCAATGTCTAACTGAATGAAATCGCAGTTATCTACGCAAAATGAGTCAATTGTTAGCACTCGAACGTCATTGCCAGCCTTTAACTGGTGCGCCCCAATGTTCTCAGGGTATGGGTGATCGACTGACGCTGTGCCAATTTTGTCACCAAATGCAGCCCAATGGTGCTCAATGTTGGCGTGGCCTGCAACGTTTAGTAGCAACGCCTGATAGTTGATTAGGTCAGGCTCGACTGTAATGACACGCTCAAATTGTCCCGCCATCGTTGCGGGATAAACACCGATATTGCCACCGGCCTGAATGACTGTGCGGAATTGGTTTAAATGGGTATAGCTCACATTCAAGTCTGGCAGCTCGACCAAGAGTGCATTGATGCAGCACTCGTCAATATCAGGAACTTGCCAGCCTTCAACCAATTTCATACGGTAACCTTGTTTGTTCCCACGGTCTAGGCTTGCCGTGGAATATCACTACCTTGGCATCATCTAACCCTTTGGGCAGCACATCAGCCTTAAAGCTCACAATCCCATCACATATATCTTGCCAGTACGTCACTTTGTCCCGCATAAAGTGTTCAATGTATGCCTGGTCACCACCCGCCGTGTACATCTGTAATGCGGCAAACTTGTCGTACAAATCAACAGGTTTCGACCAATACATCATGCTGCTTTGCATGGCTTTCCGGTTGTACTGACCCCTGTAAACGTCACGCATAATTACAAAATCATGCTGCTTTGCCGCCTCAATCATTGCCGTACAGTCACCAGTCAGCACCGTATCTAAGTCAAAGTACAGCGCACTTGGTAGCCGAAACAACTCCATCTTTGCCCACCAACCAACCCAATCGTGCATCAAAGGGATGGTTTTGCACTCTAGCTCAACATCCGACAAGCATACAAACTCATGCGGTGGCAGATACTTAGCGCACATCTTTTGCAAAGCATATACGTGTTCAGGCTTAAAATCACCGCCTGACCGCAAGACCGACGCTACGATCATGCGCTAAAGATGCCAATTGCTAACACTTCTACGCCTGCGCCAGTTGTAACTTTCCACGGGCCATTGCGAGAGATAGCGTTAATTTCAATGTTGTATTGACCAATGCCTGAGCCTGGTGATGCCGGTTGAATCGTGTGTGAAAACCCTGTCCCATCTAGCAAAATTACGTTGCCTGTGGCAGCTGTAGACACGGTGCAAATCAAACGATGGATATAGTCACCAGTTGCGCCTGTGCCGCCTAACACTTGTGCCGTTTGGCTTACCGCAACGTGTTCGTATTGATACTCATAAGGATATGGTACGCCGCTCATAATCTTCTACTCCGGTTTGTTGTGTGGGTTGCCCACATATCATTCAAAGTTACTGTGTTCTCTGGCCCGACAATCAACGGCTTGACCGTATCCGGCTGTTTAACCTTTGGCTCAAGCCTCCAAGCAATTGCCAACATCCTGAACGCATCTGCTGGGTGGCTTGTCCAATCATGCCTGGGCGTTTGCCTAAATGCTTTCTTGTCCTCGTCGTATTCCCGCTGATATTGCCGTAAAGCCTCTAGCCCGTCATGCGTTCGTTCGCTGTCAAACCAACATTGCGGCAACATTTGCCTGACCGCCTGAATCCCGTCTTGCACCGACAAATCAGGCACAATCGCCATGTTGTTGATGCCTAAATACTCACTTAACTGCTCAATGACTGACTTACCCGCTGCTGCTAAAGTTTTAGCCCTTGCATCGTGCGGTAAGTAATGTTTTGCGTATTTATACGGCTTTTCTACGACTATTTTAGCTATTTCTGCAATGTTTGCACCACTTATTGCAAAATAATCAATGATGTGTATTTC